GCTTTTACATAAGATGCGTAATGCACTGCTTGAGCAGGATTATGCGTTGTATGATATTTTGTGTACAGATTTTCGTAAAATTTTGTATGAAAATTATACCTACAAAAGTCATTCTGTTGTGGATATTAACCCTGTTAAATATTGTGAACCCAAGTTTGTTAATAGTCGAATTAATGAAACTGACTTTATTTTGGATGTTTTGTATAAACATTTATCTTTATCTCCTTGTAAATTTCTTTTTGCTAATGGTAATTTGTGTACTGGTGTTACTAATGGTAAATCTTGTTCTAGACGTCCTGTTTTAAATTTATATTCTTTGGATAAAATATGTATGGGAGCGGCTTTTATTGAATCATTTCAAGTTATAAATATTCAAACATTTAGAGGTAATATTGATGTAATTGTTGATGATTTGTCTGATTATGTTATGCCCTATTGTAAAATGGAATTAATTATTGAAGGACTTGGTCCAGTTAGTATGTCACCATATAATCACTATGCTAAGTGTAAAAATATGTTATATTTTTATTTTCGTGATATTATTAGAGCAGATTTTCATTCATGGTTTTTGGATGCTAATGATAGATATTATAATTCAAAGTTTATTTATCCGCCTCCTGAGGATGTGTGTGTTTGTGATCGTTTAAATTATTATACTCATGATCCTGAATATAATGTAAATTGTGTTAAATTTTGTATGGCACAAAGTGGTTTTGACTTTAAGGCAAATTATTTTAAATGTGTTGCAGATAATTTTCTTCCAAAACAAATTGTGTTTAATGATTATATTGATTTTTCAAAACATGTGTTTGAGGATATTATAATTGATGATTTGGATTTATTTGATTTTGCAATGCAATTAGTTCCTGAAGGAGGAGCTATTAATTCTTTTGTTTTTAAAATCCCTTCTATGACAAATCATACCTTTAGTTTTAATGAAGATCCTTATCATTCTGATTTTATTTTTAAAAGTCGTTTTATTTGTGGTTCAAATAATATAAACACTATGGATGTTGTTGATGACATGTTGGAGGAATTGGATGGAGTACTCCGAAATGAGTATTCTTTCGGAGCTACTGATGTACCTTGTAGACCATGGGGATGTACATATGGTCATTGTACAGAGCCTTCTTGTATTTACTTAAGAGAGAAAGGTGTGTCCGATGAAGAGGAGGAGGGTGATGCCCAACTTTTTAATGAAACTCGACATACTCTTTCTCAAATTGCTGAATCCACTGAGAAGCTCACTGATACTGCTGATAAAGCCTCTGAACTTATTGATCTTATATATAAGGGTATTGAAAGTTATTTTACTAGAGGTGGTATAATTTGTGATGTTGCATCATTATCTGTACTTATTTATGATTCTGTTGTTTGTTTGTATAATAAATATTGGATTATGGTACCATCTATTCTTACTCGTATTTTAATTTTGCTTAAAATTCCAGTTATTGTAGTTAATCAATTAGTTACAAAAGTCTTGTCTTATTTCTCGCCTCAATGCACTGAGGGAAATGAGGCCCAGGCTGGTGGCTTTGATCTGGTTCCTGCTTTGTGTGCTGGTTTTTGTGCTTGTGCTTTTTCTATTGTACCTGATAAAAATACTATGTTTCGCATTTCTAATGCTGTGCGCTTAATAGCCCCCTTGCAAAAAATTTCTGGAAATTGTTTTGATTGGTTTTGTGAGTGGTTTAAACACGCCCCTGAGATTGTAAAAACTATAGGCTCTTATATTTTTCCTTCTTCATGGATGGCAGAGCTTACAGTTGATCGTGATATTAGGACTTGGTTTACAGTTGTGCATCGTTTTGGCAATGTTGATGCACGTAGTGAAATAGCTTGGAATGCAAAGGTTCAGGATGAAATAGTACGAGCGTATCAATTTGGAGAGGTTTTGATGAAGGAAGCTGTATCTAGAAAATTAGATTTCTTTTTGCGTGAACCTATTGCTAGGGATACTTTTAAATTATGTAGAGAGCTATATGATATGGTTTTGAATGCTCGAGGTGGAGCGGGTACTAGACCTGTTCCTTTTTGTGTTTGTTTTCAAGGTACTAAGGGCATAGGTAAATCGTCTTTGGTACCAATTTTCGTTCGAGCTATGGCCCCTAAAGACGTTCCTGATGAAATGCTTATTTATGGTAGACGTAGTGAAAATTCTTATTGGGACAATTATGCTAAACAATATTGTGTAACTTTTGATGATTTTGGCCAGGATACTTCTGCTACTAACACGGAGTATAAAGCATTTATTGATATAGTTTCTAATATTCCTTTGGTTTTAAATTTTGCGTCTTTAGAGGACAAGGGGGGTTTCTTTCAATCCCCATTAGTCGTTTTGACGACTAATGTGGCTTACCCAAAAGTAAATTCTTTTGTAGATAATGAGGCTTTACATCGTAGGCGTCATATTCTTTGGGAGGTTACTATTGATCCTAAATATGCTACTACTAGTGGGGAATTGGATAAAAATAAAACAAAGAAAGGTGATTATTCTCCTTGGAAGTTTCAAAGATTATCTTCTACACTAATAGCTGGTGTTCCTCAAAAATTGACTAGACTACTTTCTTTTGAAGAAATGATAAGATATTCCAAAGCCGAGGAAGTACAGTTTCGTAAAGGTGATAAAATTGCTCGAGAGAACGCAATGGAAGCTGGTTGTTTGCGTAATCAGTTAGCATTGGATCAGTTGGAAAATGGGATGGAATATACGGGTTATAATGACCCTAATATTGCCGGTATTATTTTTAATGCTTCTGATCCGTTACGTGATGAGGATTGGACTGGTGATGCTGAAGTTTTTGATTGGTTAGCGCACTTTTCTAAGGGAACACCGGATACACCTTTTGATGATTCTGTTAATTTGATGAGTGAAGTAAATGCGTTTGATAATGTTGTGGAAGATGGTCAAGATGCTTTGAGTTTGATGTATGCTTATGATCGCTTACATGAACCTCCTCCCTCCCATTGGAAAAATTTTTGTGATAAAATAAAGGAGGAGAGTGGAAAAGGTCCTGATTGGAAGCAAATTTTGAAGGCTTCCGGATTGTTTTTGGGGCTTTGTGGTGCAGGGTTTCTTGCGTATAAGCTCATCCAAACAGTCCGTAGCTGGGGTAGTGAAGGAGTTGCTAACATTATGTCATCAGGAGACTCTCGTACAGCAAAAATGGCGAGAAAGGTACCTGTTATCGCACAAGAAGGGCGTGCACATGTTAGTATGGATCCTAATGCTGATGATGTTGCAAATTTTGTACAGAATAATCATGGTTTTTTGTCCAGACCAGGTTTTCATTTGATGTGTGTTGCATTGGGAGGAAAATTCTTTTGTACTACTAAACATATGTTTAAAAATGTTGCTACTAAGGATTGGATTGAAGAAGGTACTATATACACTCTTTCTTTTCCTGATACTACTGTAGATTTTCCTTTTTGTCGTAATAATGTTTGTGAAATTGGCGAAAAAGATATTGTTGTATTTTATGTTCCTTGTGTTAGAAGCTTTAAAGCTATACATATGCATTTTATTCATTCTAGTGATGTACAATACCATCAACGTATGCCTGCAATAATGTATTCTTTGTCTGTAAAGGATTTTTCACGTGTTATGTATAATCTTGATATAGAACCTTGTTCTGAGTATAAATATGCTTTGCGTGATGCTAAAATGCCAGACGAGAAAATTGGTTTTTATTTGCAAAATGGGTGGAAGTATAGAGTTAATTCAACTAAGGGTGAATGTATGGCTATGATTATAGCTCAGAGATCTCAGCTTCCGCATAAAATTGTTGGTTTTCATGTTGCTGGTGGTCCTATAAATCGAAATTCTAATATGGGATATGGTGAATTGGTCTTGATGGAGGATATTGTAAAAGCTTTAAAATTTTTAAATGATAAAATTGATCATCCTACTGCTAGTGTAAATATGTATGAAGAAGAGGAAGGTATAGCATGTGTAGGAATGGCAAAGATAGCTGTTGAAGGCACTTTGAATTATCAGTATACTGTAGCTGATGAGTTTTGTGTTCGACAACCTGAGGAATCAAAAATTCGTCCATCTGTTATACATGATCTTGTTCGTGCTCACACTGAGGAACCTGCTGTTTTGTCACCTAAAGATCCTCGTTTGGAAATTAAAGTTTCACCTATAGAGTTGGGTGTTAACAAGTATGGGAAAGAGATTGGAATAGCGGATCAAAAACTGGTTGATGAGATAGTTGAACATTTGAAATTGGTTATAGCTGGTTTGCCTCATGGAACTCCACGATTATTGACTGATTCGGAGGTTATTAATGGAGTTATTGGAGAGGATTATTTGGATCCATTACGTTTGGATACTTCACCAGGATATCCTTATCGTTTGTACCATCATGGTCAGGGATCTAAAGCTTTGTTCACAGAAGATCGGCCTCATGAAGTTGTTGATGATATGTTGAAGTTGCGTTATGCAAAACGTGAGGCGTTGGCTCGACATGGCTATCGTATAAATTCAGTTTTTGTAGATACGTTGAAAGATGAACGTCTGCCTTTAGAAAAAATAAAAATCGGAAAAACACGCGTTTTTACTGTTGTACCAAAAGATTTTGTTATGCTTGTACGCAAATTTTTCCTGTTCTTTTGTGCTAGTTTTTATGCTAATTGTGGTAATTTCTTTTCTTATGTTGGTTGTAATCCAGAAAGTTATCAATGGACGCATCTAGTTAATCGCTTAAAGGAAGTGGGCGGAATTGGTTTTGCTGGTGATTTTAAAGCTTTTGATGGAACTATGTTACCACAATTTATGCTTGGTTTTCTTGATATTGTAAATTATTGGTATTGGGATAGTAAAGAATGTCAACTTGTTCGTGCTGTATTGATGGATGAAATGATATATTCCACACATATGGCAATGAATGTAATATATTATGTACAGCAAGGTAACCCTTCTGGTAATCCTGTTACTATTGTGTTAAATACTGTTGTTAATTATATGTATCATGCTTATGCTTGGTTAAAATTGGCACCTAAACCTTTTAATACTATGTATCATTTTGATTTGTATTGTCGTAGCGCTATAGTTGGCGATGATTCCATTGTATGTGTAAAGCCTGAATGTGTATCTTATTATAATTTAACTACTGTTTCAGCGGAACTATCTAAACTTGGTTTATCATTAGTAGCGTCATCTAAGGATGGGCGTGAATATGACGTTGATTGTATTGAAAATTTCACCTTCTTGAAACGCGGTTTTCGTCAAGAGGGTAATCTTTGGTTTCCTACAATGAATGATAATACAATCTACGAGATGATAAATTGGGTTCGTGATAGTCCAGATGATTATACAGCTACTATTGTAAATTGTAATAATGCATTGCGTTTTGCTTGTTGTCATGGTTATGATTATTTTATGGAATTGTACGAACGATTACGAAAAGCGTTCACTTTTATCGGTAGAGTGAACGTTCCCCTTATGGACTATTTCACTTGTATGAAATATTTCCAGGAAGGGGTAGATACCGATTTTGGCCTTACTGATTACTCGGACATGACTTTTCGGATCTGACAATTACTGAAAGCTAGGGCCTCCTGGGGAATACTGTTTATAGTTTTGAGCCTGCTCACTATAATAACGTTGAACCTGGGTTGTACAGGGGGCAACATTACCTCGGCATTTGACCCTGGGACGAAGCAAGTGTGTTGTCACTGTTCTTGCAATTTTTCAAAAATGGCTACTTCTAATAAAGAACAAACTGTAAAAGCAACTCTCGGAACTACTTGGTATGATTCCCGTTCTGAAATTACGGAGGATTATCATATGGGTAAATCAAACTTTGAACGTAAGAAAATGTTATGTTCTTCTTCTGACCATAATTGGTCCGTTTCTGATACTGCTGGGAAGCCTTCTATGTTTAAAAATTTGACTTGGGCTACTTCTTCTACTTCTGGTTCATTATTGTATGCCTTTAAAATTCCATGGGATATAATTCCTACTAATGTAGCTCAAGTTGGTTTCAAAAATTTTGTTTTCTTTCATGGGGATCCTTGTTGTAAAGTTGTATTTAATACTACTCGTCAATTTGCTGGTAAAATTGTATTATACTATATACCAGTTGGACTTCCTGAACCAACTCATGATACAGGTGATTTTCTATCTATGTGGCCTATTTGGCGTGTTTGTCAGATGCCTCGTGTTGAAATTGATGGTGCATCTATGGTAGCTGGGGTTTTAAAAATTCCTTACATAAACCCCAAAAATATGCTTCCGCTTAAAGTTGAGGATGCAGATATTGATCATCTTGGTTTCTTTTGCCTATCTGTTCTTAATCCTCTCATTGCACCTGATGGATCTGCTCAGTCAGTTACTGGGTTGGCTTGGAGTTGGTTTCAAAATGCAAAATTTATTGTACCATCTTTTGATACGAACACTGTTGAGTCATATCGGTCTGATTTTCTTCCCTCTTCAATCTATGCTAAAGTTTTGAATTTGGCACGTTTGGGAGAAAAATTAAATTTTCTTTCTGATAAAGAGATAATGGCTCATTTGAAAATTGAGGGCAAGCATGATTATAATCAAATTGTTCAAAATCCTCTTTCCATATATCAGGCTAATTTGGAGTTTATTGACGAAGAGGAGGGTGATGCACAAGTTGGTGAAAGCCTGGTTGATACTATTTCTGCCATACCTATTGTTGGACGAACTATGGCAGAACTTATTGATTCTATTAATCCCGAACAATTGATTAAAGATGGTTTGGATATCATTGGTGGGATGGATTATCCAAACAAAAATGCCCAGGAAATGGACATGATTCGAATTCCTTTTGGAAATATCGCAAACGGTAGGAATATTTCGCATTCAGTGCGTATGGCAATTGATCCTGCCCCCATAATGACTTGCGATTCAGAGACTTTTTCAACAACAATGGACGAAATGGCCATACCTAATGTTATATCTCGGTATGGTTATGTGGCTTGGAATAAGCCTTGGAATAAAGCTGATACTCCAGGTACTATTATTTGGAGTGATGAAATGTGTCCTTTGGCATGTTTGGCAAATTATGTGCTCGGAGACTATGGTGATAATAAATACCTTACACCTATGGATAAAGTGGCATCTATGTTTACTTTCTGGAGGGGAGGGATTAAATTAAAAATCTCTTGTGCCATAAATCAATTTGCCACTGGACGTTTAGCTGTTGAAGCCCATTATGGTGCATATACCGACGTTCCAGATTTTGTACCAGGCCAGTCATCTTATGTGGCCTACTGTGAACTACAACCTGATTGTCGTGAATGGTATGTAAACATACCATATATAGCATCTACAAGTTTTCGGCGAGTTAGAAATACCAATATTTCTACTGGAATTGATCCCTATTGTTTGGGTAAGGTTATTGTACGTGTTGTTACTGGTTTGCAGGTGATGGAAGGTGCTCCTGGTTCTGCTGCGCTTAATATCGGTGTGGCAGGGGCAGATGATATGAAGTTTATGTACAATGGGTGGAGTAACATCACTCTTAGTAGTTTGGATTGTCAATCTGGGATGCCGAATGATGCTACTGTTATACCAACTTTTGGGGAAGAAGGTGATGCTCAAGTTGGTGAAGATGATCTTTTGGCGGATGATACACCTGAAGCCGCCACAACTGTTACTAACACACAGGACAATCAACAAACAGATGAAGCTCCTACTGCTTCTCTTACTGAGCAAATGCAAACGCAGGGTGTTCGAATTTCTCCCGTTAATGCTCATTTATCTGAGGATTGTCGTACTGAAAAAATAAATTCGTTGAGAGAACTTTGTAAACGTTTTACTCCTATATACAATGGTCCGTTTTTGATGCATAATGCAACACCACTTACAACTGCTGCATATCTTGGACCTAGAGTTAGTTCTCTATCTTTTCTTGTTACTCCACCGACATATATGGACTACATGTATTCTGCCTATTCTGATGGTGAATCTGGTTTGATTGGCAGAATTGGGAATATGTATGCAAATTGGAAGGGTGATATGCGTTGGAAGATTATTTTTAATAATCAAACACCTGGAGTAAATATCCAACGTGTGTGGGCAACATTTACCCCACACTATGCTACCACACTTGGTAGCACTATTTCAATACCTTATGATGCAGCACCCTGGGGTATGGGCGGCTATGCCCAAACATTGGGCTATGAATTTTTAAATTCAATTGAGAATACCATTTTTGGTAGTTCTGCCCACGATGCTTGGTACACTTCTAATTGTTTCAATCTTGGCGGTTATTTGGG